TAGTGGCTGTGCGGTTTGGTGTGAAGACGAGCACAACGTGGTCTACGATGTTGACTCCGACTTTCAGATCAATGACAACAAGGTGAAGTGGATTGGTAACAAGCCAGCAGACGGCGTGTTCTATGTACTCAAGTACCACTACTATCCAGAGTGGATTGTTTACGCGTCACCGCTACAGCGTGTGGACCGCGGACGCAATCTACAGCAGCGTGTAGTTCTTCGCAAGAAGCACGTTGCATACACGCAGGCAACCTCTGTCGCAACTCCGGCAATGAGACAGAAGGAGCAGATCGCACTCACAGGGAGGACGAAGATTTGACTGTCTTTGCTGATCCTCGTGCAAATCAAGTAGTCCTCAATATCGAGTTTCCGGAGGCGCTACTCGATATGGACAGGCGTCTAAAGAAGAAGATTCCTGGCATGATGCGTCGCATCGCCATGGAAGGAAAGACCTTTTGGAAGACCCTGGCAGGGCAAAAACTCAAGTCAAGCCGAAACGTTTACGTCAAGGCCATCGACTTGCAGCTCGTAGACGATGCGTCGTTCTATCTCAAGCTTGAAGGATTCTTGCCTTACGTAGTAGACCAGGGCGGATCAGCCTACGACATGAAGCCTGGATTGTTGAAGGGCAACAAGTATCGAGTGATTCCGTTGAATCCACGTCGCTACATCAACATGACAAAGCCCACCGCGTTCGCAACAGTGAGCGTGAACTCCAAGCCAGATTCTTGGATGCACCCAGGCTTCAAAGGAAAGAAGCTCTCTGATGAAGTGAGCAATGAACTCGACCGAACCATCATTCCGAAGAATGTGGAGAAGTTGTTCAAGGACATGCAGACCTCATGAGTACCCTACCAGAAATCATCCTACAACGTGCGATCATCGAAGGCATCAAGGGCATCCGTCAGGAACCCAGGATCCTCAACATGATCTTCAAGAACCTTCCTCTTGCACAGCAGGAAGCCATCAAGTCGTTTATCACTGAGACTGTGATTGACTTCTCGATCAACTATCCACGCACAGAAATCAAGGCACCAGCTATTGTGCTCATGCTCAAGAGTGAGACCGAAGCTGAGGAGTTCCTTGGCGATATCATGGGTGCTCCTCCGCATTTCGACATGCCGGATGCAGACATGGATATGGACACGCTTGGTGGAAACGCTGCATCGGTATCTACCGCACAGGGACTTCCTGATTTGGTAGTCGGGCAGCTTCACGTTGCGTCAATGCTTCCACAGAAGCAGGCAATCACCTTTACCGAGGAATCGAATGACGTGATGAGCGAGATCTTCGCTGGCGTGTCAAACTGGCCTTCTATGTTCTTGTATGTAGTGGCCGGAGCTGGGGCTGGTAAAAAGTACAGAATCAGTTCAATCTCGTCGGAACAGCTTGACATCGTAGGTACATTTGAGCTAGACTTAGACTCATCAAGTGTAGTGGACCTCCGCTATGAGGATGCCCCTGAGGCTTCATACGGAAATCCAGTACGCGCGTACACTGACAGCATGAGTCAACTACGCGTCGGAGCGAACTACGATTCACAGTATCAGCTAGATGTCATCGCTGGTAACCAAGAAGAGGTAATATACCTCTACACAGTGCTGAAAGCGATACTGTTTGCGCAACGTAAGTTCCTCGAAGCGCAGGGTATCATGGCTTTGAAGATCAGCGGTTCCGACTTGGCCCCAAGGTCCGAGTTGCTACCGAGCGAGGTCTTCACAAGGTCCATGACCGTACAGTTCCACTATCCTTTCAGCTTCATTGTTGAGCAGGATGTGGCAAAGGCAATCCAGATCACGCTCACCTCTGTGAACCCACAGGGCGTGGGAACACCCGTCCCTGGTGAGACAATCATTGTGTCTCGTATCGCTTTGTGAGGGAAGACATGGCTAAGAACAAAGATGAAGTTTCTGTCGAGGTAGAAGTTCCAGTAGCTACTACCAAGATTTTCGTAAGAGCCCCAAGAACGAAGGTGTACTCCTTTGAACAGTGGGCACAACTCAAGAACAAGCAGCCGCGCCACCTTGGTGGAATGCGCGCTTTCCTTGGGGCACTCGTTGGCAATAAGTATCCGCTCGAAAAGTGGGACGAAATGATGAAGGCATACTGATAGGAGTCACACATGGCACGCTCAGTAACATTTAACGGTATCACACGTTTTCGTCCTGGTGCTATTTCCAGGGTGAACGCTGAGGCGCTCAACCAGATCGGTGTAACCGCTGGTGGTGTGCTCGGTCTCATTGGTGAAGCTGACGGTGGTGCACCGGGCTCTGCCGGTCTCATTTCGCTTCGTGACCCATCACGCGCTACGGATATCTTCCGTAGTGGTCCATTGGTTGACGCGATCAAGCTTGCATTCCAGTCCTCTGGCGACCCACTCATTCCAGGTGGTGCAGCACAGGTACTTGTCTACAAGACGAACGCATCGACGCAATCGAGCGTAAGCCTCCCATCGACCGCATCGGACATTGTGACGACGACCGCATCCGCGGGTACGACCACGACTGTCACGGTAGCTGCTACGTTGGTAGCTAGCGCCTTGATTGGTCGCTGGGTGAAGATTGGTATCGCAGCTCTTCCAGGATCGCCAACCTTCCTCCGTCGTGTGACAGCAAACACCACGTCGCAAATCACTTTCGCGCCAGCTCTACCACAGGCCCCAGCAGCCGCAGACACTGTAGTAGTTCACTCGAACTTGATTGACCTCACGTCCCGTGACTACGGTGCGCACACGTCTACGATTGATGCGAACTTGGACTACAACCCAACGGACCAGTCGTACCAGATGACCATCAACTTCGAGGGTCAGCAGCAGATCAGCCCAACTTTGGGTGGTCAGCTTCGCAACTACTTGCACATCGTTTACCGTGGCGGCCCACTCAACGACAGCACATTGGTAACCGCAGGTTCTACGACTAGCTTGATCAATGTGACAACCTCGTCGCTAGTAAGCCTTGCGAACGCGAACATGACGTTCGTATTGAAGGATGCTTCTGGCAACCTCAAGGCAATCAGCAAGATCACCACGAACACGGTCAGCACGATCACTTTGGCAACTGCACTTTCCGCAGTGCCAGTAGTTGGTGACATCGTAGAGATTTACGGTGTAACGGCTGCAACTGCGACCATCACGGGTGCAAGTGGTAAGGCAACTGCACTTACCTCTACCATCACTGGTGTGACGGGTGACAACCTCAACATCGCGATCTCGCCTACGATGACCGTGAACCAGTTGAAGAACGCTGTGAACGCGAACCCAAACTACTTGGCAACGGTTCCATCAGCCATCAACGGTGATGTAGAACTTGCGTCACAGTTTGACTTCGGTACCAGCACCGCAACACCAATCCAGACTTCTTTCTCTGGTACGGTTGCTACGACCGGATTCCGTCAGGACATCAAGGAAGTAGTAGCGTGGATCAACTCGTCGGCTGTGTATCTTACGGCTGCACGTTCTTCGTCCGACCCTGCTGACGGTGGTGATGGCAACACAGTAGACTATCCAGACACGACGGGTGACCCACTTCCATGGGCATTTCTACTCTCTGGTGGTACCCGCGGCATTTCCTCGAACAGCAGCTTCCAGGCTGGCTTCGACAAGATGCTTCTACAGGTATGCGATGAAGTCATTCCACTCATTGACCAGGACTTGGTAAACGAGGGTAACTCGTCTACTGCAACTTGGGCAGCAGTTTCTGCACAGCTTGTAGACCACGTAACCGCAGCTCGCGGTGCCGCTGGACTTGAGCGCGGTGGTTGGATTGGTTTCCGCGGAACCAAGGCTGCTTACATCACCGCATGTAACGGCATCAACGACGCAGACATTGCCTGCGTATCACAGTACCCAACCATTGTTGGCTCTACGGGTGACCTAGTACAGAAGGGTCCTCGTGAGTTTGCAGTAATGGGCGCATCCATGCGTCTAGGCGTGCCAGAAATCGGCGAGCCTTTGACGAACAAGTACCTACGTGTGTCGGCTATCACGCAGGACGCATCGTGGAACCCATCCGATGTGACGGATTCCGGCGACTTGATCCAGAACGGAGCAATGTTCGCAGAGACTGTTGTCGGTCAGGGTACACGTTGGGTACGTGACCTCACGACTTGGGTGAAGGACGATAACCTCGCCTACACCGAAGGTTCCATCCGCGACGTAGTACGCTTCGTTGTGTATGGTCTCCGTACATTGGTACAGAACCGCTTCACGGGTCGCAAGGCAACGCCTGCAACCATCGCATCCATCAAGGATGCCGTGTCGTCCCTCTTGGAGACGTACCGTACTGCTAACATCATCGTTGACTCGACAGACCCGGCAACGGGCGCAACTATCCGCGCATACCACAACTTGAAGGTATTCTCGGAAGGCGATGTTGTCCAGATCAACGTTGGTATCTTCCCTGTACCCGGAATCAACTTCGAGTTGATTGACCTCTTCCTCTCGTTGGCGTCTCAGTCCGCTTGAATCTAAGGAGTAAGTAATCATGCCTGCACTTCCTACAGTAAACGCAATGTACATCAAGAAGATCCGTGATCTTCTACGTACTGGTATTGACTACCGTACTGCTCAGCTCTCGTTGGGCTCGGGTACGTCATCGATCATCATCCAGGCGCAAGACCCTGGCGCACCAGGAAACAACATCACCGTACAGGTGACGATTCCTTCGGTGACGGCTGGCCTCACGGTCTCCGTATCTGGTAACGCAATCACGATTGCGCTTGACCAGACCTCGGGTACCCCAAACGCTGGCAACAACACTGCAACGTTGATTGCCGCAGCGGTGAACGCTTCTTCGGCAGCTTCGAAGCTCGTCCGTGCCTTCGTTCCAGATGGCGCAGGCGCAGGTTCGATCGGCGTAGCAAGCGGTCCAACTGCCCTCTCGGGTGGTGCACAGGGTAGCGGAGAAGCAACCATCCAGACGTTGCCTCTCAACTTCCTACGCGCACAGGACATGAGCACTGTTCTTGAACTCTTCCAGAACGCGCTCAGCCAGCCTGGTACGCTCACGGCTTTGACTGGTTCGTCTGCTACCTTGGTAGTAGATGGCGCAGGTACCTACGTACCAAACCAGCAGGTAGGCAACATGGTCAAGTTCAAGTCAAACACGACCACGGCTGCTCTTCGCGGGGTATCAGCAGTGATTCTCGCGAACACCGACTCCACCTTGACTGTGCAGACGCTTCCTGCCGCAGTTGTCAACGGCGATACGTATGAAATCGTAGCAACGTTGTGCAGCTCCGACATCGTAGCTCTTCGTCAGGGCAAGGGTTTGGCAGACGCGCCTCCAGGTAACCTACTTGGTGACTGGCGTATCGTACAGAACGCTCTCATCAAGATCTGCCAGCAGTATGGTTTGGCATCAGCAACTGGTTTGCTCACCATCACCACTCAGCCAGCAGATGCTGACACCGTGACGATCAACGGAAAGGTTTACACCTTCCAGACGTCGTTGACGAACGTCGATGGTCACGTTCTCCGTGGCGCAGACGCAGCAGCTTCTCGTGACAACCTCATCGCTGCAATCAACTTGGGTGCAGGTTCGGGTACCACGTACGCAGCGGCTACGACTCTCAACGCAGACGTTCGTGCCGTGGCTGCCAGCGCAAACGTGTCGGTCATCGCAAAGGTGTCCGGTACGGCTGGAAATGCTATCACGACAACCGCTTCCAGCACGCACGTAGCATGGGGTGGAGCAACACTTTCGGGCGGAAGCTTTGGTTCGGACATCACTGTTCCAACCATGGCAACCTTGACCACTGGTTCTGGCTCGACGGCAACTCGCATCAAGACGACCCGTACGGATCTTCGTATCGACCAGTTCAAGGACATGAAGCTCACCATCAACGGTGTATCAGCAATCATCCGTGGTAACGACGAATCCTCGTTGGTTATTACTGGCGGTTTGTCTGCACCAGGTTCCAGCCAGACGATTACCATCAGCGCTCGCGATGGTGTGTTTGACCGGGTTCACCC